AGGTAAACCTTTCGTAGTAGATGAAACACCATTCCAATAAGTTCCTCCCGTTGTAAATCTTTCCCCAGCACTATTCACAATTGTTGCTATTCCCATAAAAATAAATATTATAATAACTCTTTTCATTCTTTTGTAATTATTATCAACCCATCTTCTATTGTCAATTTATATGCTTGTGTTGGATTCAAAGTATCATATAATCGTATATATTTTGCTGAATTACTACTACCAACCTGTAAATCGTCATTTACAACAAAACTACTCCCTGATATAGCTTCAATTTGACTAAATACAGCCTGTAAATCTCTTAATATATCTTCCAATACTAAATATAACTCTTTTTCATTCTTTGTCGTTGGTTTCGGTAATATATACTGACCTATTGTTGCCATTACAGTAACATCTCTCTATCTCTATATGCTATAACAAATCGTTTCAACATAAAATATTCTCCACTAACCTTATTTCTAAATCTAACTCGTATTTTAGAATTGACTACATTAAAATATGCTATCAGTGGATTATTGTCTGCCGGGTAATTATTCGGGTCAAGTGTAAATGGACTATCAAGTGTAGGTGTCCAAGTCTGTCCTTCATCAGTAGAATATTCAAAATCCATTGTATTACCTTTAGCCCATATTCTTGCCTCTAACCATTGACATAATCTACCTATTTCCGCACTTTCATAGTCTTTACTGCTCCACCAGCCATCTACAGCTATATTATTGTCGTTTCTTTTAGTATCGTCTCTCTTATAACAATATCCAGAGCTATCTCCAAACATAACAATAGGAAAAAGTTTAAGTAAAATTCCCGTATTCCATCGCACATCACCCATGCTATCCCAACTGCCAGTCATATCAGCCCAACTCGGTTGAACTGCTTGTGTATATCCCCAAGCTGCTGTAATACTTGTCCTTATATCCTTATGAACTTGTCTTGTTTTATAATTGTATTTGTAAATTGTATCAGGAGAAGTTTGAGACCCCAACGGCACTCCTACCCAATACTCATCCAGCTCTTTTACAATTACAGACCAGCATTTATGCACATATTCAGGATTGATTTGTTCTTTCAATTCTTCAGTTATCCCTTCAACAGCAGCAGAAGTTATACCATTAAATATCCTTAAACCATCTACTGCTAAATATATCTGTTCGCCTGTCGGTAATTCTTTTATAGTAGCATTACAAACACATCCAGAACCAGACTTCCTATTGAAAACAAATATTTGACTACTTCCCACTAAATATCCCACATATATACAACTCTTTTTATGAACAGTAATATAATCACCAAATACACCAAGTCCCGTTATTGCTTCACCATCTTCAATTAAGTCTATGGATTTAGCATTGCCACCAGTCCAGGTTTCTGATGCGCCTGTATCAGACCATTGCACCCGCTGAACATAATTTTCTATATTTGCTAAAATAAGATAAGTTTTGTATTCTATTAGAAACTTACATACAGGCGGGCTTCCACCTAATACCGCTGTATTGCCAGTAGCGTTCCATTTACGAATAGCATCTACTCCATTTGTAAATACCAAAATCCTTTCTCCACTTAACATCGGGACTGCACAGCATACAGGGTCATTTGTTGTCCCTGTTAAATCTGTCCCTGTAATATTATCCCAAGCAGATGTTGTGTCGTTCCACTCTTCTATTCTATCAAGTCCTATTCTAACAATATATTTTACGCCAGACCTTTCAAATTCTCTCCCTGCCATTATTTCTTTTTGCGTCCCGGTAATAACTCCGCCCATAACTGTTGTCCCGCATCGTTTTGCTAAAACCATTCTATCAATAAATATATTCTGACAATCTGGAGTTTTGCGGTTATCAATATATTCAGCAGGTTTAGAAGTATCAAGACCCTCAACAGTAAGTATTCCACCTGTTTTTTTAATATCACCTAAACGACCTTCTGTCTCTACTACCATTTATTCTTTCCCTTGTATAAGCGTCAGTTCAGTAATTACTTCTGTCATTAACTCTGGTATCCAGGCAATAGCACATTTACCAACTTGCACATCTGTTCTTTTACCTTCTATCTCTTTCGGTTGTATTAAGATAACCCATTTCGGACATTTCTCTTTTTGACAGTGAAAAACACAATCTGGAACAATAGTAATCGGCGGTATCTTCGCCTTTTTTTTGAAAAAGAACATAACTCCCCCTCTCCTCTTAAATTCTTATAATATAACACATTGCATAATATGGTGGTAAATGAGAAGTTGATGTTGTTGTAGCTGTTGGAACTTCACTAGTATTCGCCGTTGATGGACCCGCTGTTGTGCCTGAATATGTATGCGAATGGTCATGAGCAGTAGCTGCATTTCCTTCAAATCTTCTGGGGTCCCCAGCAGTATATACGCTTGTAGTTCCTGAATATGTATGCGTATGTGCTGATAATGTATGTGAATGAGCCGCAATCGTATGTGTGTGCGAGGATTCCCCGCCCTTATCGGCGACAGCATAAGTCCCGCCAGATTTTACACCAACAATAAACTTATCTGCCATATCCGGCAAATTAAAGGTAGTAGCACCATCACCTGCACCATGAACTGTTGATATAACTGCAAACAAATCTGCGTATGTAGCTCTTGATTTCGCTGTCCCATCACAAATAAGCCATCCGGTAGGAAGTGAAGCTATAGAACCACCCCAAATAGCTACGAGACCTGTTCCCACATTAAGAACGCCATCTTTAGTTATCTGGATTGTATCATCATCTTCATCGGTAAAACATAATTCAGGTTTATCAGTTCCGTTGTTAGAACAAGTTTGAGCTCCTGCCAAACATATCCCGTTTGCACCTGTCCCTAAATCTGCTTGTTCAACCAGATGTATCGCTTTATGATACCCCCAGCTTGTTCCTTGTCCAGATGATGACATTGTATGGTCAACTGCTATTACTTCCCGTAATTGTGTCTTTAACTCTTTTATTCTATCATCACCTAAACTTACTGCTTGTGTAGATGCTGGTGAAGTTTCATCCCAAGACACTGTTGGTATCGTAGCCATAGTTCATTACCTCTTTTTTATATACCTTGATATTTTACACAGTCTTTGTTGCTTTGCGTGTTTCTTTCATCTTTTCGTATTATTTTTTGTATTTCTGTCTCATATAGAGATAACCATTTTGTTGATTCGTTATCAAAACCCAAATCTCTATATAACCGATACAAAACACCGAACTTTAATAATTCTCTATATCTGTTAGAAAATGCTACATCATCAGTAGTAGAAGATACCTCTATCTCGTCTTCCGAAGCATAATCTACTTCATACTGATAACTTACATCATCTGGGACTCCATACAGATATACATATCCTCCATATATACAGTATTTTGTCGGTTTACTTTTACTAACAGTTGTAGAAGAAGGGTTTGGTAGTAAATCATCATATTCCTGTTTTGAAATCTTTTTTAATGGGTAACTGTCATCAGCGTCTATTATTCTTATATCGGTTATTAAATGTCCGAAGTCGTCTGGTAATAGAAATTTGTATTCACCTAAAGCGGAAATCGGAGTAGAAATACCTATAACTTTTGTATCCTCAAACGAATACCTTAATCTAACATCTCTACAGGTATCTGTAATAGCCTGATAAACTTCTGTTGATTTGTCTGTTCGCTTAAATGTAGATAGAATATAATTATAAACTTCTGAGCCAGTCATGTAATAACCTCACTTTTAATTACGCAGTTTCAGTAAAAACTATCTTCCATGTAATAGCCAAACTGTCGCCATCGACTACATTAAGAGCAGAAAATACCTGCCTGGCAAGCAAATCCCCGGCAGAAGCTGCATTAAGCATCCCCGCTTCTGTTACTGCTTTACTTCCTGTAACAGAAAAAGTAGTTGCTAATTGTGCCGTATCATTAGTAACTGTTGTAGTTACTCTTGTTCCTGTCCCAGCAGCTCTTGCAAGACCACTATCGGTAATTTCTGTTTCAAGAGCAGTATCAGTTGCAGCTGCAGCTGTAGTTCCTGTCCCTACTGCAATATAATCAAATTCATTTCCCGCCACATCTGTTAATAATACAGCAGTTATAGCAGCAAGACCAGCATTGGTAATTTTGTTTCTTACCAACCTTTTTTCTTTAACTTCTCCATCTTTACCTCTATGGACAATTTCAATTATGCCCATCAT